GATGATAGCCCGACTGAGATTTCGATTAACTATCGAATCTCGGACACCCCCACCAACCTTTTTGGCTTGACTGACTTCTGATCGTTTGCGGATCGTCACACAGCGGGGCTCTGGCCCCGCTTTTTTGTGCCTTGGCCCGGTGCTATGATTCCCTCGTTGCAACATCCTTCCCATGGCCAAAAACGTCAAAGAACTGCTCAAGGCAACTCGCCAGCGCCGCAAAGTGGAGATCACGCTAAGCACTGGCGCATCGTTTGACATGTATTGGTGGCCCCTTACCGATGCAGAGGACGAAACAATCAGGGAAGCAGTTAGGAATGACAGGAATACCAATGCCTATGGCTTGAGCGTGCTTATTAAGCGTGCTGAGTACGAAGATGGCACAAAGATGTTCGACCCTGTTGCCGATAAAGGCGTAATGCGCCAGGAATATGCCAAGGCAGACTTGACCAATATGATGGTTGCAATTCTCGATAACGGAGGTATGCTAGCGGGCGAAGACTCCAAAAGCGATCAAGGAGGCGATAAAAAAGGATTCGGCCCTGATGCTTAGACTTGCGTTATGCAAGGAGCTGGGAATGACACCTTCTCAGCTCGCAAACAACGCAAGTCAGGATGACATAATTATGCTTGCTGCATATTTTGAAATCCTGGCCGATCAGATACCAGCCGTCCCACAGGCCAGCCAACCCAGGAGGCGCTAGGGTGGGACACTGGCGCCGGGACGGGAAGTGGCTGACTATCGGGGGCTAATCAGTGTTGGCGTACAAGGCCTTGGCGAGATTCGCCAACTTAACGCAGCGCTTGAAAGAGCTAACCAGCTATACGGCAACCTTGAAAGCGCACAGCTTAACGTAGGCCAGATTGCGCAATCTGCCACTCGCAATGTTGAAAGAGCTGCGCGTCAAGTTAATGCAGCCGGTAGGCGCAGAGCGCAAGCGGGACGCGATCTTGCTGGTGCCGGTCGCACTGTTGGGAACGTGGCCATGCGCCTCGACCCTGACACTAGGCGCTTTGTGGCAGGTGGGCCAAATGCTACAGCACGCAGACTGGCAAATGCCCAACTCCGACTTGCTCGGCGCGACGTAAGGGAATCCGACAGGGGCCTGACACAAGCAAATCAAGCGCTAGAAGAAGAGGTGCGAAATCGTCGCCGGGTTGGCGCTATCCAGGGCAGGTACGCGAGAGCGTTGGAACGTACAACCCGCATCCAGGAAAACTTGCAGCGCAGGGGCCTAGACGCAGCCACTCAGGTAGCAGGCGTTTCGACAGGCATTGGTAACGCAAGTCGCGGCAATTACCTTACCAATTTATACCAAGGCCGGCAACGGGAATTTGCGCGAGGTGGCGCTGGCATGGGCTTAAGCCCAGAGCTGCAACAACAGGCCCGCAACGTCCGTGGCGCCTGGGATCTAGCGACTGCTGGCGGCAGGGAAAACCTGCAACTAATGCAGCGGATCGCCACCGAAATGGCGGGCTTATTGCGCCAGCAAAACGAGCTAAACCGTGGCCGCGCTGGGCGATCTATTGCATTTGAAGCCGGAAGACGCGGGCAAGAAAGAATCACCGATCTCTCCCGAATGCAAGGGGCAGATCCCGACAAGATTAGGAGACTGCGTTCTCAGGCGACAAACGTAATTTACACTGGAAATACTATTGGCGATATTGCGGGCTCGCGTGAAGCGGCGCGGCGCATGAATGTGTCGATTAGCAGATATACGCGAGAACTAAATGCGGCGGCGACGGAGCTAGGGCAGCGGCAACGCGCCAGTGGTCGCAACGTAAACGTAAACAGCAGTTGGCAGGTAGCGCTGCAAGATATGCAGAATGCGCAAGCAGAAATAAATCGCGCATCAAAGAAACGTTTTAACGACAAGCTAAGGCAGGAAGAGGCGCGGCAGGCAAGTCTGGGGATCGGTGTCCCTGCTCTGCAACGCATTGGCGGGCCGATTCGGCGTGTTAGCGCAATCCCGATGGGCGGCGGGATTGATTCTGGAATCATGCCCAGAGCGCTTCCAAGCAAGGAAATGCTTAGGGATCGCGTTGCAGGTTCCCAACAAAGACAGCCAAGCAGGCTCGATGAATTGCAGGCTGCACAGCAGAAGCAACTGGCGGAAGAAGCTAAGCGAGCGGCTGGTTCACTGGGGCGCTTTGGCGCAGCGGTGGAGCGCGAAGAGAAGCGGCAGCGGAGCCTTGGGATCGGTGCTCCTAGTCGCGCAAGCGGCTCGACCCAAAGAGGCGGCGCAATCCCGATGGGCGGCCAAGGCGGTCGGCCAGGCATGTTCAATCAATACGCTTCCCCTGCCGGCCCTGGCAACCCGGTTGGCATCGGACAGTTCAGGGCAGAGCAGAAACGCCAGCAGGGTCAAAAGGGCTTCTTTCAGGGCGATGCACGCAGCGCAATCGGTGACGCGCTGATCGGTGGCGCCTTCCCAGCGCTGTTCGGCCAGGGCTTTGGCGCATCGGCGGGCGGTGCTGCTGGCGGCTTTTTGGGCGGCGCCCTGGGTGGCTCGTTTGGCTTCGGTCTGAGCCTTGTCGGCACAGCGGCAGGCCAGGCCATTGATACAACCGCAAAAAATCTTACCGATCTGGCCAGCGCACTTAAAACTCCAAGTGACACGATGGAAGCGCTTGCTAAAAGCGGCTTCCATGTTAGCAATAGCCTGAAGTTTCAAGTTCAGCAACTCGAATCAGTTGGGCGTGCTTATGACGCGCAGACGCTGGTACTTCAGGAGGTCGAAAAGCGTCTTGGCCCTGGATCGGTGCGCCAGCTTAACGCACTTGAGTCAGAGCAGCGGCGATTACAGGAGCAATGGTCTTCGATTGCCGGCACACTGCAATCTGAGTTATTGCCTGCGCTTGTTGGCTTTACTGGCGTAATTGCCGACACCATTAACGTAGCGCGTGGCATTAACACCCTGCCAGGCGCCAAACAGATTGGATCTGCTCTTAGGGGTCAGGGGATTGGCGGCGCCATATTAACGGCGGCCAACCCACTTGGCGGCGCTACTGCTTTGTTCGACAAGCTGCAGCGGCGCGGCAAAGCGGTTGCGGCGGGAGCGGCGGGAAACAGGCAGGCTGCAAAACCTCAGGACGAATTTGCTGCCGGAACAGCGCAGATCCAGGAGTCGCGCAAGATTGCAGATCAAATACAGTCGGCCTATCGTGAAGCGTTCGGCCTGCAACGGCAAGCGTATGACTTGCAACGCGATGGCGCGAAACTAAATAAAGACATTGCTGATTACAGTTACAAAAAAGAACGTGAGATATTTGACTTGCGCCAGCAAGCGGCAGAAAAGCAGATTGAGAATAATCGCGCCAGAGCGCAAAACCGCATCGAAGGTAGCGATCTAAATGCTCGCCAAACATTTGCGGCGGCTGTTGGCTTTGAGCAGCAACTACTAACGAATGTGCGCGAAGTAGTGCGCTCCAGAAAGGAAGGCGAAGCTGATATTGAGCAGTCAAGAAACAGGCTTGAGCTTGCGATGGCGAAGCTCAATCGTGATGTTGAGGATTACAAGCGCACAAATGCACGCGAAATAGAAGACATTGAGCAACGCAAGCTCTCCTATGTGCGCTCAGTAGAAGATTACAAGATGAAGGTCGCGGATCATGTCCGTGATCGCGCAAGAGAAGCCGCTGACTTAATGCGCCAGGCAATGACGCTGCCTGACATGGGTGCTGCTACTGCGCCTGGCGGAGCTGCCCGTGCTGGCGCTGTTATGGGGCCGTCGAGTGGAACGATTGCGCTTACTGGCGCTACCGGTGTCGGCACCGGACCGCATCTTGACGTGAGATGGGCAGATGGCAGGCCGATAACTTCCGCCGACGCAGATCGTTTTATTCGTGTTGCCGGCAAAGTCCCCTCATCGTTTGGCGTTACCAGCGGCTACGGCCCCCGACGCGCTCCAACTGCTGGCGCTTCCAGCTTTCACAAAGGCGTCGATTTTGGCACGCCTACCGGTACGCCCGTTTCTTTGGTGGGTGGAGCGCGACTTGTCGGGTCAATGACAGAAGCGCAAAGCGGCGGCGGCGGAATAGTTGGGATCATTGACACCCCGATGGGCCAGATGAAGTTATTGCACCTTGAGAAAGTGCTAAAAGGCAATATTCAAGGCCAGACTGCAACACAGATCAGCAACATCCCCGGTCCCAAGTTTAGTCCAGTCCCCATTGGCCCTACCCCTTCTATCGCGCCGGTCAATGCCGCTAACTTGGCGGCACGGCTACAACTTGCCGGCGGAGAAAAAGAAGCGCAACAAATCCTGGAAGAGCAAAATAAGCTCAAACAAAAGGGTATCGAACTTGGCCAGATTGAGCAAATACTACAAGCCAGCCAACTGCCGCAACTCAAGCAACAGGGGGACACCTTAAAACAGCAGATTGAAGCAAGGCAAAGGATTCTTGACCTTAGCGACAATGCTGCTTCAGTTGCTGATATTGAGGCGGAGAGCAAGTCTCGACTTAAGCAGATTGAGCTAGACCGTGTTAGCGCTCTTGCTAACGCCAAAAAGAAGTATGGCGACGATCCTGCAATCGCTAAGCAAATTAACTTTCAAGCTAGCAAAGCGACGGAGATCGCCAAGAATGAAGAGAAACAGCGCCGCACAAACCTTGATCTCAATAATAAGCTGCAAAATCAAGAACGGGCTCGCTCTGCCATCCTGCAACTACAGGAAACATTAGCAACCGGCAAGGCGGAAGCCGCTGCTTTGGAGCGTGGCGAACTTAAGGCGAGCAATGTCGAATTGCTTAAGGCTTCTGAGCTTTATCAGCGTGCAAGTGAAGCTGAAAAGACTAAGCTAGCCTTGCTCACAGCGCAAACCGAAGAGCTTGGCAAGCAAAATGAGTTCCGCAAGCGTATTAACGAAATCAGAAACGAAGCCCGTTTCACTGGCGCCGGCCTGCGTGCAGGGATGATCGGAGCGCCAGCACGGGCTTTTGAGGAGGAGATGAAACGCTCTGGCAATATCGACCGGGCCACTGACCTGGCCAACGAAACCAAGCTGCTTGAAAATCAGCAACTTGTTTGGGGCAACCTCGAAAAGAATATCGTTGCTACGTCTGACGCCATCTCCGGCGCACTGACAAATGGCTTGGTAAGCATTGCCGATGGCTCCAGGGAGATCGAAGACGTAGGGCGCGATATGCTAAGGGCTATCTCTAGCAGCTTTGCCGATTCAGCGCAACAACAGCTAACCACGCTGCTACAGCGTCAAATGGGCGGACTATTCCAGGCCATAGCGTCTCAGGGGCTGCTCTCCGGCCTTGGCGGCGCTGGGGCTGGCGGGCTGGGCGGCGGCCTTGGCGCGGCGCTCTCCGGCTCCCTCGGCAACATCGGATCGGCATTTTCGGCCCCCACCTTTGGGGGCTTCATGGCCAAGGGCGGGACTACCAAGCCTGGCGAGGTTTATGTTACGGGCGAGAAAGAGCCAGAGTTCTTCTTTCCTGGCGTCACTGGCCGGGTTGTCCCACGTTCTGACATGCAAAAAGCAGAAGCATTGCGCAATAGTGGAAACGAATCGGATTCTCTTGACATCAGCTATACTGTCAGGGAAGAAAGGGGAGAGCGTTACGTTACAGAAGATCAGCTACGCAAGAGTAATGCTATGGTTGAAAGGCGAGCGTTTGCCAAGACCATTAACGGCATGAAGAACAATGGCGCCCTTCGTGATTCAATCAACATCTGATGATTGACGTAACCCATTACATTGAGTTCCTTGACGCTACTGGCGCTCCGTTGCCGCTGCCGTTACGCTATCAACCTTTCTTCATTGGAGAGAATAGAACGTTTAACGGACTGGAGTACAAGTTTAGCCCTTACAGTATTGCCGGCGACCTGTCAACCGATGGCAACGAAAGCGGAGACTATGAGTTAATTGCGCCAGCAAACATTATTTCAACCGCAAAACTATGGCAAGCGTCTGAGGATTTATTGCTTGCCAAGGTTTCGACCGTGCTACTTGTTGGCACGCCACCATCTAGCGTAAGCGGATACCCGACATGGAACGAGTTGAACTTTCTAAGCTCAACCATTTGCGCTTGCGATACCTTTAGCTATGTCGATGCCGTGCCAGGAGAAGAAGAAGCATTCTCTGTTGTTACCTTAAAACTTAGCAATCCGCTTAATTTTGTCACAGGGACCGCGCCAACCCGTAGACTCACGGCGGCCCAAGTCGGGCCACTGCCATCTAGCGGAGGGATTTCGTTTTGACATTTTGGCGCAAATGGTCTGGCTTGCCCTGGAAACTTGGCGCAGACCCACGGGACGGTCGAGCAGCCTGCTGCTTCAGGACTGCCCAGGCGGTACGTCAGGAGCTGGGAATGTCCTGGCCGGCAGATCGTATGCGGAGCTGGTACACGGCGGCTGAGCGGGGGCACTGGAGGGAGCTGGACGAAGACTGGACCGAGCTGACCGAACCTATCGAGAAGCCTGAGGCCGGCGCCTTGATCCGCTTCGACCGGGGAGATGGTTCCTTTGGCGTTGGAGTGCTTCCTAATGCAGACACATTTATTACCGTCAGGCATTATGGCTGCTTAGTTGCCGGTCCCGTCAACGCTTGCGGCTCACTTAAACTTTTTCGCTTGCTGTGATTAAGTTACTCCCTTACGAAAAACGCCTTGCTCAAATTCTGGGCGTATCTGAAGATGCGTACCGGGAATGGAAGGCAATTACGCTAAGGGAGTCAGTAGAGCGGCCTGCTGCTGCCGAAGGGCCAGTATGCGGGCCATTGGTTCCTGTACTTGTTAATTTAGCGATCTCAGTTGGCGTATCGCTACTGTCTTCGCTGCTGTTTCCAGCACGGCAACAATCGAAAATCACTACCACCAGAAAAAGCGGTACTCCAACAACTAACAACCAACGATCTTCGCCGCGCTTCGGGTTCGACTCGATGCAGGAACCCGCCAGAATCGGGCAGTTTGTTCCCGTAGTAATCGCCAAGCGCGAAAATAACCTTGGCGGCGTTCGTGTCGCAATGCCGCTGCTCTGGTCGCAGATGCTGGCAAATAACGGCTCAGTAATGTTCCGTGGTATTTTTCTTGGCGGTACTGCCGGAATGCCGGCAGATGCTTGGGATCAAAGAGGCTGGGCGTTTGGGAATAACACGCTTGGCGCTTACGCTTACACCGGCACAGCGTTAAGTCGGGGAGCGCGATATTCCATATATTTTGCGCCTAACGGTGGGCGGATTAACTCAACCCAACTCATTGCCGGCAGGAGCGCAAACAGAGATCCTGGCAACTCGCAAAACAGTGGCGGCCAAGATGTATTTGCGCTTGAAACCACAAGCGGTCAATACAAGACAGCATTTTGCATGAGCGAAACGCCATCAACCAGTAC